CTCACGAACTCAGGAATAACCGGAAGCTTAAATTGTGTCGGCAGTTTGTTTACGCCTTGCGCTACCCGATTCCACAGGCCAATAATTTCGTTCAACTTGCCGACCGCGCCATTGATCATCCAGCTCCATGTCCTACCCATTCCGTTGAGAACAGAATCCCACACGTTCTGCAGGATGCCAGGGATCCGCTTCCAGGTTTCTACAACACTGGACAACAGATCGCCGAAGCGTTTCTGTACCTTTTCGATGAATGCAAACGGATCATTGGCAAAGCTTTCCCAGTAGGCTCCCCACTGCTTCAGCCAATTCTTATCGATGAACTCAAGAATGCCGCCGAAGAATTTAACTATGCTATTCAGCCAGGACTTAGCGGCATCTCTGATTGGTTTCAGGAGGTCAGTATTCCACAGATTAACCCAGGGCTCAAGCTGCGTTTCGTAGATGAAGTTCCACACATTCCCCCAGAATGCCGCGATCTCCTCCAGCGCCCACGACAGGAAGTCCATGATTGGCTCCCGGAAGTAGATCATGCCCACCACCAGCGCGGCCAGACCCAGCGCGATCCAGCCCACGGGGCCGGAGAACACGCCCACCAGGGTTGGGAGCAGGGTGCCGGTGATCCAGGCGAGGAACGGCGCCATGGCTGCGATTGCCTGGCCAGCGAATGGACCCAAGGCGCCCAGCCAGCCCGCGATCGTGGCGCCAATCCTCAGGCTTGCGAACGCTGCGCCGAGGCGACCCACGCCGGGGATCAGGCCCAGCAGCTTGACGCCGAAGAGGGCCACGTCAGCGATCAGCCCCCGCAGTGCTCGCCCGATGCCGCCAAGGCTGCTCATCAGCCTGGACATAGCGCTAGGTGGCACATCTGGAACAAGATCCGCCTTGATTGGTGGAATTTTTGGCGTGACAAGATCGAGCTCTAGCGGTAGTTGGTAGCCTTGGAATTTTTTACTTAGATCCAGTCCGAGCTGTTGCGGTGTGACGGGCTTGCTAATGGTTGCGGTGGGGACAAGCGCTTCCCCTATGGTTTTTGTTGCGTCACGGGCCAGCCGTGAAGCACTCGACAAATCCTTGAAGTGCTTAATCAGCTTGACAATTCCAAGACTGACTCCAATGAATTTTGCAGATGCAACAAGCAGGGCAAGAGAGCCCAATGCAGCAACCAACAAGCCGAGGCCAACCGTGAGTTGCTTCGCCCAGCCAGGAGCGGCAATGAATGACTTAATCAGCGACGTTATACCCTGAATCGCAGGCGTCAGCGTAGGCAGCAGATCATCACCTATCACTTTCGTGAGGTCTTTCATCGCCTTATTGAACTCCATCAGCGCTGTGGGTGGCGGGATGGATTTCTGAGCGAGCTTATCCATCGCCTTGAGCATGATGTCAGTCGTTATCAGCCCCTCGGCACCCATCTTCTTGATGTCGCCAACTGTTACCTTTGACCTGAGTAGAATGTCAACAATGGCCTTCTTATTCGCCTCTTTCTGTATCTCCAGCTCCTTGTTCATTGCAGACTGCAAGTCTTCCTGCCGACGACGCAGGGATTCGCGCAACTGATCCTCCTCCGCTCGCTGCTGATCCTGCAGGGCCATTTCCCTCTCCTTGCGATCCGCTTCCCTGGCCCGCCTGGATTGGTTGGCCTGATCCTCGTAGCCGCGAGAGAGCCTCTTCAGCTCCTCACTCTGGCGCTCCTGAATGCCATCAAGAATTGCATCCCTTTCATCCGCTATTCTTTTCTCTACCGCTTCTCTTTGTGCATCGCTTAAACTGGTGTCTCCCGATACTTCTTTGAGTAGCAGTTTCCCGCGCTCCTCTATTGCATCGCGCTCCATCTCATATCGCTCGTCTATAGCTTTCTTTTCGACATCCAGCCTGTCCTGCGTTGCCCGGTCGCGACTGGTGTCGCCATCCTCCTCCGCTTGGTTCATTGCGGTGCGCAGCGCGTCGTAACGCCTGGCAATCAACCGGAGCTGGTCGTCCGTGTCGCGCTGCATGGCCCGCTGTCGGACCCTGATCCCCTCCTGCAGCTCCTCGGTCTGCTTCTTCTCACCATCGCGCACCTCAGCCACCAGCTGCTCCGCCCGCTGCCGGGTTATCTGCTGAAGGCCACGGCTGCGGCTGATGTCGTTGAACACCTCAACGATCGCCTGGCCGATCGCCGGCATCCTCTCCATGAGTGATCTGAGTTCATCGCCCTGGAGGCGCCCGCTCCCCATGGCCTGGCCTAGCTGGCGGAAGGCCTCTTTGGCATCGAACGCACCTAGGCCCGACAGCCGGGCCGCCTTTGACACGCCGATGAAGGTGGTCTCGATCTGACCCAGGCTGACCCCCATCGGGCGGAGGCGGCCGTAGAGGTCCGTGACGGCCTGGCCGGCGTCGTTCTGGCCAAGGGTGAACTGCTCCGCAGCCCGCGCCGTGAAGGTTTGCAGCCGCGCCACCTCGCCGAGCGGTTCCGCCAATGCCTTGACCCGCAGGGCCAGCAACTGGGAATCCTCGCCAGCCGTCAGCGCCAGCCGTCCGTAGGCGGTGAGGCCCGCGACGACTGCGCCCAGGCCGAGGGCAGCCAGGGCGCCTTGCAGGGCGTTGCCGGCACTGGCCATGCGCCTCATGCCGCCGGCTGAGTTGTCCGCGCTGACGCCGAGGCGCTTCAGCAGGGCATCAGCCTCCCGCAGATCCTGCTGGCCGGTGACCCGGGCCTGGACCTTCAGCAGGGCATCGAGATCGTTCGCCATTAGGCGGGCCTCCGTCGTGAGCGCTCGAGCTTCATCAGGCCGAGCACCTCAGCGGCGATCACCTGGACATCTGCCGCCACCCGCCAGGGGCGGACCGTGGGATCCTCCTCCTGGAGTGCGCGGGCGTATTCAAGCGCCGCGCTGGCATCATGCGCCACGCGCTCTCCCTCCATGCCGGCGCGATGCCACTGATTGCCGCACTGCAGCCAGACAAGCACAGCCGGCAGGTTCTCGGGCAGGATCAGCAGCTCGCCCCGTGCATTGCGGCAGAGGCTGGCCGGGCCCCGCCAGGGGGGGCGTGGTGGGCCGCCGTCGGGCCCCCTGGTCAGTCGATCGAGCACCTCGAACTGGCGCCGCAGGGATTCGGCGGTTTCGTCGCCGCCCAGCTCCTGCGCCATGTTGAGCTGCTCCGCCCTCATGTCCGCGCGGTCTTCCTCGGCTGGGGCGGGGCCGGAAAACCATTCTCTCGCGAACTCCCGGAGTTTCCCGGTTTCGCCTCAAACCGCTGCTTCTGGTAGGCCATCATCACGCTAAAGGCCACACCAGTGCGCCCCAGCAGGGCATCCAGCAGCTCAGGGGTGCACTCCACGGGTTCGCCCCCGCTGAGCATCCACAGGTGGGGTTGCTCGGGATGATTGACCCAACGGATCAGGAGATCCTTTGCAATAGCCAGGACGCTGTCAGCCAGCTCCTTGGTGCTGCCGCCTTCCTCCTGGATCTTGTTGATTCGCTCCATGACGGCCTCTACTTCCGCCTCCGTTTCGTAGGCCCGAAATTCGGCAAGGAAGCAGAAAGGGGTCCCCTGTGATTGCCCCCGGACTTCACAGTGGAAGCTTTCGGCTTTGCTTAGCAGATCGAATGTCATAAATCAGGAGCAGATCAGGGTGGAGTAATTGCGCACGCCGGGGTCGTGCATGATGTTGAGGGCGTGAGTCTGGTAAACCTCGTTATTCACGGCCTCCCTGGTGCCCGGCGCCAGTGTGCAGCGGGCGATCACCCGCGAGATCCGGGAACCGATCGGGCCGTGAACGATCCGCAGCCGCTGTTCGGTCTCATCTCCAACAATGCTGAAGTTGTTGTAATCCGACAGGCCCGTGTCTCGGATTGTCACGCTGGCAGTGGGTAGGCCGGTGACGATCATCACCTCACGGGAACCGCCACCGTTGTTCCTGAGCTGCAGCTCGTTGCCCCAGCTATAGGTGAAACTGGAGAACTCGCGTGCAACTGGCGCAAGCGACGTTCCCAGCTCAAAGGTTGGGGTGTTGACCGCATCCACGGCTCGAACCAGGCCGGTGTTGGCGTAGGCGGGGGCGAGAATCGTTTCGGTAACGGGCGTGCTTTCCAGGCCTTGGAAAGTCCACCTTGCGGTGGGCAGCCCGCCCCCGTAGGTCTCTTCGCATGTTCCCCTGGCGTTATCGCAGTAGAACCTTTCGGGGCCAATCTGCACCAGCAGATGACAGAACCCCATCGCGGAATTCTGTGAAACCAGCGAGTAAGTGTTGGATGTTCCCGAAACCGTAGTTACGGTCGCTCCACAGGCCTGCGCCAAGGCGCCCCAGGCTGGCGCGGTGCCCGCAACACCACTGCCCACCAGGTAGGTAGAGAACGAGAAAGAGGCTCGCTTGTTGTGAACGTGCGGCTTCGTGACCCGACCGCCCTCGGAGTCGGCCTGCTCCCGCTCGGCAGAGTCGGCTTCGAGGGGGTTGATCTCCACGTTGAACACGTTCAACGCATGACTGCCCAGCAGGGTGGGCCGCGCCTCTCCGTAGACGGTCCCCGGCTGGACGTAGAGCAGTACGGCATCAGCCTTCGCCATTGGTGATCTCCTCGGTGGTGGTGGTGTCCGCTGGGCTCAGCAGCGCTATGGGTTCGGGCTGGGGGGAGGCGGGCACGTAATCGCCCGCCTCAGGGCTCCAGATCCATCCGCCAGGGATCCACGTCGTGGGCAGCGGGTGGTCCTCTGGCGGGGTCTCCGCGCGTGGGCTCTTCACGGGATGGTCATGTCGGCGGGACACGGGTGAGGTCGAGCTGATGAGTTCTCTGCGTAACAAGATAGACCAAGTCAAGCCGCCCCGCATCACCCTCGGGCTCAGGCTGGTGCTCCAAAAACTCCACGCCCTGAACACCAGGTAGGTCGCGAGCGCCGCCGTGCATGATGTTGTTGATTGTGATCCAGTGCGGGTCTGAGATCTCATCTAGGCTTTCCCCGCCCGCCACAAGATCGAAGAACAGCGAGACCCTGAGCTGCGTCTTCAGGGCCATGGTCTCCTGATTGTCCGCCTCAGCCCTGGCGACGTCTCCCCGGATGATCACCACGGGTTTCGGCTCGTTTTCTCCGACAGGCCCTGGGCGGTTGGTGTAGCAGGCCTGGATGCCCGGCGCCGCTTCAATCAGCGCCCTGAGGCCCTCCTTGAACTGCAGGTGAATCGTGCTCATCGCTGCCCCCTGCGGTCCTGCCAGGCCAGCCCCAGCAGGGTGGAGGCCACACCCAGCCAGCTCTCACGGGCGGTTGACGCGGCTCCGGAGCACGCCAGGCCACCAGCGTGTGCGGTGCACTGCAGCCAGTGAACGGTGGGGATCGTGGCGCCCGCGAACAGAGCGACGCCCGCCAGGAGGAGGATGGTGGGTAGGTGGTTGCTCACTGAATACCTGCCTTTCTTTCAAGTCGATTAAGGCGCCAGCCAGTGTTCCTGAGCAACTCTTCCTGCACTTTTGACTGTATAAGCAATCTCGTTATCTCTTCTTTGTAGTTATCCGCCCTGGCCTCTCCAGCGCTTACGCGGTTCTCAACCAATGGCAGCCTCATCTCAAGCCGCTCAATGGCATCACCCATTGAATCCCACTTCACCAGGATTGCTATAAGCATCGCCGCCGAGGCGGTCTGCAGGATTGCAACGAAAAATCTGATGCCAGTCGTTACGCGAGGGTCGTTGCTCCACTTCTCAACACTGGAGACCCTGTGCTGGGGCTCACTGGATTCTCCCGCGTCCATGTCAGGCGGTTCCTGCTCTGTTGGCTTCATGATAGCGGGGCTTGGTGTGTCGTTCATGGGATGTCGGCGGCTAGATCGGCAAGGAGCGTTGCGACCCTGGCATTCATCAGGGCCAGATCAACCGCCTTGCCGGATCCATAGGCGGAGATTCCCGCGTCGGTACCTTGGTTGGAAGATCCCGATACGTTCCTGCTGAACAGGTAGTAACTGAGGCTAATAGGGGCGGCAGACGTGCTCGAAAAAGTATAATTCACCCCCCCGTGTCTTATGATTATCTGACTGGATGAATTTCTCGCAACCCCAACGAAACCCGTTGGCTGTGCTGATCCACTTGGACCCGAATAAGCGGTAGACGAGTTGACTGCGGCATTGATCAATCCGTTGTTGTCCATCACTCGCGTGGCTTGCCCGGTGCCGTCCTGACATCCCGCGTATTTTGTGTTGTTGGTGGTCGCTGCTCTGTTTATATTTAACCACAGCGAAGCGTTGTTTTGCCCGTCTGCTGATGGGCCACGGTTTGTATTGACATACTTCGCACCGTTACCCTTGACATCAACTTTTCTGGAATAATCTCCAGCCAAGAAGCCCACGTTTGTAACCGCCGGGCCTTTCGGTGTGATGAACGCACCAGGCAACGTTCTGGGCCCTCTGAGGATCAGGAGCTGCTCGGTCGCCGCCCAGTTGCTGACGCCGGGATTCAGGCTGGGGTCGGCCTTGCAGCCGATCACGAACGAGTTATAGACATCTCTGACAGCATCTTCCAGTGCCGCACCGTCTGCCGCTTCGATGAGCGCAATCCATGCGGCAGCGTCTGCGTCATAGGCAGATCGAAACCTGATAGAATTTATGTAGACAATATCGCTCATTGTGGCGGTTGAAGTTGGTAAATCTCATTAAGTCGATATTGCGTCATCATTTGCTCAAGCTCATTGTAACCCTCTTCAGCAAGCGTAATTTCACTCAATAGTTTCCAGATCGCAGCCTGCAACGCTGGAGGATTTTCTTTGATATTTTTTGTTTCTTGTATTGCGCCCAAAAAGACGGTCATTGCCGCCGCTTGGTCTCCTGTTTTTCCTTCAGTTTGCACGACGGCTTGATACACAGAGCTGGCGATCAGTGCATCATAGAAGCCTTGATAGTCCGGGCCTGGTGGAGGGTTATCAATTACATCCCAGCCATAGGCAATAATCCTTAAACCATAGTCTTTCGTTTTTGATGGAATAGCGGTTTGATTTTCCTCAAGATTTGGATATGGATCTTGAATAACCGTTAGCACAACCCACGGCGGATCCTGCAGTCCAACCACATCGCTACCGTCTTGCCGTGGGTAAGGCCTTTCTTCGTTGGTTTCTGTGTTTGCTAAAATGTAGTTCATTACGAAGACCTCCTGATGGTTAGAGTTAATTTCGCTAGTCTAGCGCCGCCGCTAGCTTGATCAATATCAAACCTAAAAACATCGCCAGCGCTAAATGTGGTTGTAGACAAAACTGGAGTGTTGCTGGCAGTGGTTCCGCCCACGTTAATTTGTGGTTTTGTGCTGAAAATACTAGAACTATTTAGCCTTGTGTTGACAATAAACGCGGCGCCTGATACGGCTGTCTCGCAGTCAAGCGCGGCGCCTATGATCGTTCCGCCTACTGTGGGAATCCACCGATCAACCGTTTGAGCTGCTACCGGATCCGATGATCCGCCTGATAGTGCGACGACCACGAGCGTAGTGTCCCGCTGGTGGGCATGATCAATCGGCGCGGCGAATGAGCTAGATCCGGCCGATGCCGTGGCTGCAAGCGCCGCTGGCGCCGCGGATCCCAGCGCCAGAAGTGTTGGCCTACCCGACAGATCCGCGTATGCGCCCGATGTGGCCACATCGGCCAGCACCGGCCAGGGCAGGACGTGAACACTGCCGGTTGTGGCGTGCACCCGACCGACCGTCGCCACCTGCTGGGCGTTGGCGGCGGGCCGGGTGGCGGTCAGCACGCCCCCGCCAGAAGGAACGAACAGCGGCGCCCCGGGTGTCA